AATTACCATTTGATAAAATAAAAGCATTTGCAAGTGTTGACTTAGGTGATACAGAAAAAATTAAAGGTAACGCAGACGCTGTAGCGGCATTTGGCAACGCTATGAGTTCATTGCCTGCAAACCTTGATGGTGAACGCTCAGGCGGATTAATGGGTGCAGTTGCAGGATTCTTTAAAGGCGAGCAAAAGTTACCATATGATAGAATAAAAGAATTTGCTGATGTAGATCTTGGAGATACTGCAAAGGTAAAAAGTAATGCAGAAGCAGTAAGTGCATTTGGTACAGCAATGAGTAACTTACCAGCAAACATAGACGGAGAAAGATCCGGCGGATTGTTTGGTGCTCTTGCAACAGCATTTGGTGGTGGCAAAAAACTACCTTATGAAAATATCAAAGCATTTAGTACAGCAGACTTAGGTAGTTTGCAAGGTGTACAAAATAATGCTAATGTTGTTAGTGCGTTTAGCACAGCATTTTCAGGTTTAAATGACGTAGAAATTGACAAAGTTACTGATTATGCTGAAGCATTAGATACATTAACAGAATCATTAAAAGATTTAAACAAAGAACTGAAGCGAGATAATGACAGTTTACTCACAGAACGTGCAGATGCTGGTGAATTATTATCAGGTATCAGTACTGCCAGTTCCGGCTCATCAGAAGGTATAAACCGATTAAATAGTACTATGCAATCGATAGAAACTATCTTGGGACAAATTAATAACCATAATGAGAATACAGCTAAGTATACTAAAGGGATGGCCAATGCAGATGGACTTACCTTTACATAAGAGAGAATAGAATGACTTGGAAAAAATACTTTACGCCTGTAGACACTAACAATTACCAAAGAAGTAATGTAAGCCCTATTAGTGGCGGCCGAGGAGGACAAGCAGGTCCTGCACGGGCAAACTATTCAAGTTTCTTACCTGATGTATATGTTGGTACACCTAACAGAATAGAACGTTACGGTCAATACAACACTATGGATATGGATAGTGAAGTAAATGCCGCATTAGATATATTAGGCGAATTCTGCACACAAAAGAACAAACAAAATAATACACCATTTGTATTTGATTTTAGACAACAAGCTACAAATAGTGAAACGTTAACAATACAAAAATACTTACAACAGTGGGTAAAGTTACAAGACTTTGAAACTAAAATATTTAGAATTGTACGAAACGTATTTAAAATGGGTGATCAATTCTTTTTGCGTGATCCAGAAACTAAACGTTGGTTTCATGTAGATCCTGCAAACGTAACACGTATTATTGTAAACGAATCAGAAGGTAAAATACCAGAGCAGTACGTAATTAAAAATATTAATTTTAATTTTAAAGACGGAATTGCAACAACACCTTATCAAACAAGTGGCAACTTAACAGGCGGTGGCGGTACACAGTACGAACCAACTGGTGGCGCAAGAGGTATGGTAGGACAACCTCAGTCAAGTATGAGTGGAAGTAGATTCCAAACAGACGATTCTGAAGTTACTGTTGATGCAAAACACGTTGTACATTTAAGTTTATCAGAAGGATTAGATAACAATTTTCCGTTTGGTAACAGTTTATTAGAAACAATTTTTAAAGTATACAAGCAAAAAGAATTGCTTGAAGATGCGATTATCATATATCGTGTACAAAGAGCGCCAGAGCGCAGAGTATTCTACGTTGATGTGGGCAATATGCCTTCACACCTTGCTATGCAATTTGTGGAGCGTGTTAAAACGGAAATACATCAAAGACGCATCCCATCCAAGACAGGCGGTGGCACAAATGTTATAGACAGTTCTTACAATCCGCTATCAATTAACGAAGATTACTTCTTCCCTCAAACAGCAGAAGGTAGAGGATCAAAGGTTGAAACGCTTCCAGGTGGTACAAACTTAGGAGAAATTGATGACCTTAGATACTTTACTAATAAGTTGGTACGCGGATTACGTATACCAAGTTCGTACTTACCAACTGGAGCAGATGATTCGGCAGCACAATATAATGACGGACGTGTGGGCACAGCTTATATCCAAGAGCTACGCTTCAATACCTATTGTGAACGTTTGCAGAATTTAATCATTGAAGAGTTTGATACAGAATTTAAACGCTACCTATTAGAAAAAGGCGTAAATGTCGATACAAATATGTTCGACTTAAAATTCCAACCACCACAAAACTTTGCAAGTTATAGACAAGCTGAAATTGATAATGCTCGTGTACCAACGTATACACAGATGGCGGCAATTCCTTATATGTCAAATAGATTTGCATTAAAACGTTTCTTAGGAATGACAGACGAAGAGCTTGCAGAAAACGAAAAGCTATGGCGTGAAGAGAACGAAGAAAACTTAGAACCTATAACAGATGATACAGCAAGTCAAATTAGGGCAGGTGGAATTAGTTCAGCAGGAATAGATTCAGACCTTGGTGCTGGCGAAGATATACTTGCAGGTGACGACACAATACCAACAGACGGTGGTGATGCAACAGGACCTGAAAGTGCAACAGATACAGATGTAGGCGCGGCGCCTGCTAATAACGAACAAACGGTATAAATACAATATGATACTTAGAGAACTATATTATTTTGACGATCAGGGTAAACCTGTTGAAGATGAAACTTATGAGCCTATTCATGATGATGGTCCTCTAACGTTTGACGACACTCGTAAAACTAAACTAACACTAAAACAAATCAATAGAATCCGCAAAGCATCTGAAACACACACTGAAGAATCTAAAAAAGATTTAGAGTTTATTAAACAGATGTATGGTATTGCAGCCAATGCTGAGGCCGGCGGAGTATGATAATTGGACAGTGTAGCATTTGTACTCGGTAACGGGACAAGTAGAGCATCTTTAGAATTAAAAAATCTTAGGGGAAAAGGAACTATATATGGTTGTAATGCCATTTATAGAGATTTTGATCCTGATTATATTATTGCAGTAGACACAAAAATGGTGCTTGAATTAAACAAGCATAATGTACAACACAGAGTATCTACTTGGACAAATCAAAATAGATCATACCAAAAACTTGTAGGGTTTAACTTCTTTAATCCATCTAAGGGTTGGAGCAGTGGACCTACTGCCTTATGGAAAGCATGTAAGGACGAACATAAAATTGTTTATATATTTGGATTTGATTACGTAGGCTTAAATAATAACACATTAGTAAACAATTTATATGCAGGCACACAAAACTATAAGAAAGAACATGAACGTGCAACCTATCATAATAACTGGTTAAAACAAACAATTATTACAATACAAGCACATCCTGAAATACAATTTTATAGAGTTACAGCAGAAAACGGCGAATTTATACCAGAGGCTTTCAGTAATTTAAGCAATTTAGACCATATAGGTATGCAAGATTTTAAGGATTTTTATGACATTTTATAAGAAATGATCATTTTGAGCCTATTTCTACGTACTTTTTTGTCTATTTGTTAAATATTATATGACAGCCCATAACCAGACTATGTCTGGTGCTTATTTATAGGAGAAAACAATGGCAGACACAAATAAATTTGAACAAATGCTCGAGCTCCTTGTTAACGAAGACAAGGAAGGCGCTGAAGCATTATTCCACGAAATTGTAGTTGAAAAGTCACGTGACATATATGAGTCACTACTTGAAGACGAAGCGGAAATTGATGAAGCTACTGATGAAGAAGTAGATGAATCATCCGACGAAGAAACAAACGAAGCATCCGACGAAGAAGTAGATGAAGCTACTGACGAAGAAGTTGACGAAGCTAAAGACGAAGAAGTTGATGAAGGTTTTGACCTTGATGAATTTGAAGTTGAAGCAGATCCAATGGACGATGCAGGCGAAGATAAAACTGATGACATGATGTCCGACTTAGGTATGGACGACGAAGGTGAAGAAGGCGACGACGAACCAGAAGGTGACGTTGAAGATCGTGTAGAAGACCTTGAAGATGCATTAGAAGATCTTAAAGCAGAATTTGAAAAGATGATGGGCGACGAAGACGCTGGCGACAGTGACGACGAAGGCGATATGGACATGGACATGGACGCTGACGACGAAGCTGACAAAGAAGAAGCAGTTGCTTTTGAATCATCCGACGAAGAAGTTGAAGAAGCTACTGATGAAGAAGTTGACGAAGCATCCGATGAGGAAGTTGACGAAGGCGAAAAATCAGCAAGCGAAACAATGCGCGAATATGTAGAAAAAGTATCTGCAACAATGGGCGACAACGGTGACAACACTAAATCCCCAATAGCAAGCGCAAATAACATGGGTGGTACCTCTGCAAACATCGCTAAAGGCGGTGAAGAAAAAGGTGGCGACCATGCTGGCTTAGGTGATAGCAATGCTAAAGAAGATAGCGCAGGGAATGTAAATGTTCCAGGTGGTAAGGCTTCTAAAGCAAATAAAGCTCAACCAGGTCACGGGGCTGAGAAAAAAGGTAAGCCCGAACAAGCAGCCGACAAGAAATCAACTCTTGGAAGCTAAATTAGGAATTTTAGATGAGTAATTACCTAAGCGAACAGTTAAGTTTTGACCAAGCTCAAATAGTTGTTGAAACTGCCAACGAAGGCAAAGACCTTAAAATGAAAGGTATTTGTATCCAAGGCGGAGTGCGCAATGCTAATCAGCGTGTGTACCCAGTTGAGGAAATAGGCAGGGCTGTCAAAACTCTCAACGATCAAATTGAGAATGGTTATAGCGTTTGTGGAGAGGTAGATCATCCAGAAGGACTAAACATAAACCTTGACCGTGTGTCACACATGATTGAATCATGTTGGATGGACGGTGCTAATGGTTACGGAAAATTGAAAATCTTACCAACTCCTATGGGAAACTTAGTTAGAACAATGCTTGATGCAAAAGTTAAATTAGGTGTTTCCAGTAGGGGCTCTGGTGAAGTAGATGGTCAAGGAAACGTAAAAGACTTTGAAATAATCACCGTGGACATTGTGGCACAGCCAAGTGCCCCTGGTGCATATCCAACACCGATTTATGAGCATATCATGAACACTCAGGGAGGATATAAGGCATTTGAATTAGCAAAGGCAACACAAGAAGATCAAAAGGCACAAAAGTATCTTAAGGAATCGTTGGTTAATATAATCAACAACCTCCGATAAACGAGGAGAATGGTATGATAGATGCACTGAAACAACTCTTCGAAAGCGATGCAATAAACGAAGATATCAGAGCTGAAATTGAAGAAGCTTGGAACGCAAAAGTCAAAGAGAACAAACAGTCAGTGACTGCTGAACTCCGCGAAGAATTTGCTGCCAAGTACGAACATGACAAGCAGGCAATGGTTGAGTCAATCGACCAAATGCTAAGTGAAAACTTAACTGCTGAGATTGCAGAATTTGCAGAAGACCGCAAAGCACTTTCAGAGCAAAAAGCAAAATATGCTGTTGCAATGAAAGAAAATGCACATCTCTTAAAAGACTTTGTTGTAAATCAATTACAAAAAGAAGTAAGCGAATTACGTTCAGACAAAGTTAAAATGGCAGAAAGTTATTCAAAACTTGAAGAGTTCGTTGTAGAAGCTCTTACTTCCGAAATTGCAGAATTTCAAGAAGATAAAAATGATTTGGCTGAAACAAAAGTACGTTTGGTCAAAGAAGCAAAAGCACATCTTGCTAAAGTTAAAGACAACTTTATCAAGCGTGGTGCTACTGCCGTATCCAATCTTGTTAGTGAAAGTCTTAACAAAGAAATTCATCAACTTAAAGAAGATATTGATACAGCACGTAAAAATGATTTTGGTCGCAAAATTTTCGAAGCATACGCAGCCGAGTATGGCACTTCTTACTTAAATGAGAAGAGCGAGACTGCAAAACTTCTAAAAGTAATCGACACAAAAGATAAACAGTTAGCTGAAGCAAAGGCATTCGCTGCCAAAGCTAAAGACATAGCTGTAAATGTAGACACTTCACGTAAAGCACTTGAAGAGTCTATCAAAAGAGAAAAAATAATTAACGATTTGGTTTCACCGTTAGGTAAAGACCAAAAAGAAATTATGACAGATTTACTGGAATCAGTACAAACTGCAAGATTAACAAAGCAGTTTGAAAAATATTTACCAACAGTTATTGACGGTAATACTCCAGCAAAGCAGAAGGCAGTATTAAAAGAAGGCAAAGAAGTAACAGGCAACAGAGAACAACCAACTAACGTTAGTAGTGAAGCAGACGAATCAAATGTCATTGACATCAAACGTCTTGCTGGTTTAAATTAAGGAGATAATTATGTCAGAACTACTCGAAAGTCGCTGGCAGGATACAAAGACAGCACTTCTTGAAGGCCTTAAGGGCAACAAGAAATCAGTTATGGCTGCAACTTTGGAAAATACGAGAGCGTATTTGTCAGAGTCAGCAACAGCTGGTGCTACATCTGCCGGTAATGTCGCAACTCTTAATAGAGTTATCCTACCAGTCATCAGACGTGTTATGCCAACAGTGATTGCAAATGAACTTGTTGGGGTACAACCAATGACCGGTCCAGTGGGTCAAATCCACACACTAAGAGTCCGTTATTCGGACACTTACGCAGGCACAGCAGGCGGTTCAACAACCGCAGGCGAAGAAGCTCTTTCACCATTCAAAATAGCTGAAGGTTATTCAGGTAATGCAAATGGTAAAGCAGATGCTACAGCAACTAAAGAAGGTACAGCTGGAAATCAACTAAGCATCCAGATCCTCAAGCAAACAGTCGAAGCTAAGACACGTAAATTGTCAGCTCGCTGGACATTTGAGGCGGCTCAGGACGCTCAGTCACAGCACGGTATTGACGTAGAAGCTGAAATCATGGCAGCACTTGCACAAGAAATTACTGCTGAAATCGACCAAGAGGTCCTTTCAAGTCTTAATACTCTTGCAGGTACAGCCGCACTTACATACGATCAGGCCGCTGTATCAGGTACAGCAACATTCGTTGGTGACGAACACGCCGCATTGGCAGTTCAAATCAATAGAGTTGCAAACTTGATTGCACAGCGTACACGTAGAGGCGCAGGTAACTGGGCCGTAGTTAGCCCATTTGCGCTAACGATCCTACAAAGTGCAACAACTTCAGCATTTGCAAGAACTACTGAAGGAACTTTTGAAGCTCCAACTAACACTAAAATGGTTGGTACTTTGAACAACGCTATGAAGGTATATGTTAACACATATGCAGCCGACAGTGCAAACGTACTTGTTGGTTACAAAGGTTCAAGCGAATCAGATGCGGCAGCGTTTTATTGCCCATACATTCCGCTAATGAGCTCAGGTGTTGTATTAGATCCATCAACATTCGAACCAACAGTATCATTTATGACACGTTATGGTTATGTTGAGCTAAACAATACTGCTTCATCGCTTGGTAACGCCGCTGATTACTTGGCTGCCGTTGCAATTACCAATGGTAATGTATCTTTTAGCTAAGATATAAAGCATAGCAAAATTGGAAATAGGCCCTTCGGGGCCTATTTTTTTGACTAAATATTATTACGTTCATCCTACGGGACGGAAGTAGCATTAGCGAAGGAACGCACTTTAACTTTAACGAGGAGAAGTGTAATGGACAACTATACGCTTTGGTGCTTTCAACAGCTTATCAAACTGCACCATAAGAAAAAAGTTGACTTTTTATTGCAAAAAGTGCAAAAAAGTGGTTGACTTTTATAATATAGATGCTATATTAGTAACATAAGCAATAAAAGAGTAATTAACTTTTATTTTTTAGTGCATCGAAGAGGCTCTTACCAGAGGGTTGAAGATGACAGCTTAGGGGTGGTACCCAGGCATGGTTGCAGAAATGCGTTGTGTCACATCGCTCTACCGAGCGGAAGTTGGTTCCCGGGATTCAGACAGGTATCTGTGTCGAAGGGTTGTAGGTGAAACCGAGTCCTACCTAAAATTGCTTATTCTTAAACAGGCGCTTAGGCGTCTGTTTTCTTATTAAAAATTCCAAACTTTTTACATTTAGCAATAAACGTTGTACGTTTGATTCCTAAAGATTTGCTTGCATGTGTTTGATTGTAGTTATGTTCAATTAAAGCATCTTTAATTTTATCTATTATAAAATCTTCAGTTTCTTTATCTAAATTTTTTGTAGGTACGTTCTGGTCATCTTTGATATTATGATGTCGACTCATTTCCTCAAAAGCTTCGAACATTACATCCTGTTCTGACTTTAGCACCATTTAGATTCCTGACCTTATTAAGATATTTATGCAGTGTTTGCAAAACAATTACAATGATCGGAAACATATTACATATGTGTTAAAATTTTAACACCAAGCGATAAATACAAGTGGAGGGCTTCCTTTATGAAGATAAGAAATATACATATCATCGGTCTGACTTTAGCACTTACATTTGCTATACCCAATGTTGCCGCAAGTGACTTGACTTGGAGTTTTAAATCTCCAGCATTTCATTATGGTAACGGCTACAGTACTCACGTACTAAGTGTAGAACAGCTACAGTTTAACCGCAGAAAAGAAATTGCAGATGCACAGAAAGCAGAAGCGGCTCGCTTAGAGCGTGAATTAGAAAATACTACACTTAATAAATTTATTAAGAACGTTGAATCAAGAATATATGCACAACTATCAAAACAAATGGTTGATAGTATGTTTGCTGATTGTGATGCCACAACAGGCACATGCCCAACATCAGGAACAGCAGAAATCGAAGGTTCAACTATATCATGGGTTAAAGATGCTATAACTGGAGAAATCACTTTGACTGTTGTTGAAGAAGATGGCTCTACTACTGAAATATCGATACCAGGATCAGGAGAGTTTAATTTTTAGTATGCTGAAAACTGTTTGTGCCATTCTTACCCTTGCATTCCTAACAGGCTGTGCAGGCATGCAAAGCATGGAAAAATTAATAGATTCCCAAGACAGTCCTGGATTACAGGTGTCACCTATTAAAGATAGAATGATGAATGTTCGTCCTATAGATGGACCAAAAATTACAATAGCAGTATACCAATTTGCAGATAAAACAGGACAACGTAAACCTGCAGATAATATTGCTAATTTAAGTAGCGCAGTAACACAAGGAAGTGAAGTTTGGGTTATTAAAGCTCTACAAGAAGTAGGAAACGGAACGTGGTTTGAAGTTGTTGAAAGAGTGGGCATGGACCACTTGATTAAAGAACGTCAGTTGATACGTAACACACGTGACGTCTATGAAAAAGATTTACCTAATGGTCCAACGCCATTAAAACCTATGTTGTTTGCGGGCTTATTGCTTGAAGGCGGCATTGTAGGATACGACAGCAATGTTGCAGTCGGAGGAATTGGAGCAAGGTATTTAGGAATAGGAGCACAAACAGAGTACAGAATAGACACTGTTACTATTGTGATGCGCCTTGTTAGTGTTAGCACCGGTAAGGTGTTGATGAGCATAGCAACCGAAAAAACGATTGCAAGCTACAGGTCCGGAGCGGACATCTTCAAGTTTTTGGATTTGGGGACTAAATTAGTGGAGTCGGAAGCCGGCTTCAGTGTTAATGAACCAGTTAATTATGCTGTGAGGGCAGCCATTGAACAAGGCATAATAGAGCTGGTAAACGAAGGAGTTAATAAAGGACTCTGGAAGTTTAAATAAGAGGGTAACTATTATGAAAAGTATAAAATTGTACTTAACAGCTATACTCTGGTTTACTGTATCTACTGCTCTGGCAAACGATATTTACATCGAGCAGGTCGGAGACACATTAGACTTAGACATAGTACAAGATGGTGCGAATAATGTTATAGGCACAGCAACAACTGCGGCTATTTTAGAGGGCGACGGTATGACGTTCGATATTACACAGACAGGAAGTGCAAACGTTATTGCGGCAACTATCAAAGGAGTGAACTACGAAGGAACATGGGATTTTACTGGTGATCGTAACACAGTAGACATGTTATGTTCAAGCGCAAGTTCGGGTAATTGTGATGACGTTACGTTGAATGTCACTGTAGATGGTGATGACAACGAATTCAAGTTTTATGTAGGGCAATCTGCAGATGCAGAAGATTTACTTGCGGCATTCACTGTTGATGGAGACGGAAACGTTTTTGACGTTGACGTTGACGGAACAGATGCAAACATAACTGTCACTGTAGATAACAGTGCATCGTTAGCATCTAACCAAGTCCAATCAGCTACCGATAATAATCTTTCAACAAGTGTTGCTGGAGGAAATATTATTGATTTAGATATAGACGGTAATGGAGATACAAACGGGCATGAAATTATCTTAGATATTACAGGCGGCGGGTCATCTTACACCATTAACCAAAGTGGCGTTAACGACAACAAAGTTGATGCAACTTTTTCAGGTGATGGTCAAACTGTCAATATAACGCAGAGTGACTAAAATGTTAAGATTAATTCTAACATTGGCATTTTTTCTTTCGAGCACCTCAACCGTTTATGCTAATTTGTCAGCAGGCAATATTGGCGAAATGAAAGGCTCTGGCGTGCTTGAAAGGCGAAATGATGTAATTACAGGTGGCGCAGGCGTAAGTGTGCAAAGTATGGACACTGCGGTTACAGCTAACGGTAAAATGAGAATTGATTTTATTGACGAAACACGAGTAGATTTAACAGAACATTCAAGACTTTTGATTGACGAGTTTGTCTATGACCCTGCAAACGATATAGGCAAACTTTCAATTAAGGCCTCCTTAGGAGGTGTGAGATATGCTTCAGGCCAAATAGCAAAAAAATATAGACAAAACGTACAAATTAAAACACCATCTGCTACAATCGGAGTTAGGGGAACCGATTTTATATTAGTAGTAGACGAGGCGGGCGGCACGATGGTAACACTTTTACCCTCTTGTGATGTAGATGGGTATTGCTACACAGGAGAAATAGAAGTGGAAACCGATGCTGGCTTTGTAATTATGAACCAAGCCTTCCAATCCACCATGGTTACACACGGCATGCGTCCCCCGACTCCCCCTTTAATTTTAGATATAGGCGAATCAGAAATCAACCAACTATTAATATTACGTAAGAAAAAACCTTATGAAGAAGAGGAAGATGAAATACGTAAAAAAACAAAAAAGATGTTTGATTTTCTTGATATAGATTTTTTAGAATTTGACGAACTTAATAATGATGCACTAACATCAGATGTGCAAAATATATGGGCTACAGAGTTAGATGATAGCGATTACTATCTATCTGATTTGTTAGTTGATATGTTAGATGTTTTAAATTTAGCATTAGCTAACTTATTTAGAGATCAACTTAAACTGGAAAACCAAGAAATATTTAGACAAAAACAAATTACAGGATATGACGAAACAACACGTATATTCCTTGATTACGAAGAACCTACATATCATATAAGAAGAAAAGATATTTCGTTAAACAACAATATAGATATAAAATTAAATGATCAATACGGTTATACTCTAAACATAGAACAGCAAGACGAAGCAGTGTATGAATATCTACTTGGTGTAGGTGCTAATAGTATAGATATAAAGCAGAGACAATAATGAAACTAACAGGAACACATTTAGGAATCTTAGTTATAGCATTATACTTTGTTTTTCAGGCTTGTCCTGTGCAAGCTAATGATGCCTTTATATATTATAGTAACGGTAGCCCAGGCACCACCGCTCAATACAATCATTTAAAAAGCGAACTTGAAGATTTAGGATTTACTGTGACAGGAAGTACAAGTGGCACAGTAAGTTCAAGTGCAATATCAGGCCAAGATTTAGTTATTGATATGGCAGGAACTTCAAACTGTGGTAGTACTTGTAAGACAGCGTATGACAACTATGTAAATGGTGGTGGTAAATTACTCATAGTAGGAGTCAACGGAGCAACCAACAGAAATGGCAATATAGAATCACTAATTGAAAATAAAATGGGTGTTGGAAGTTTTACTCTAGGTGGTGGATGTAATACATGTTACGCTTCAAATGCAAAAGGCGACTATGCAAGTAGCACAGCAAGTGAAAATGTTTTGCCAGGTCCAGACAAATATATGTACAATGTATCTGGTGGTACAACAGTAGCATCTACGTCAGCCACTAATAATAGTATTTCAACTATACACAAATGGGACTATGGTACAAATGGTGGCGCAGTGTACGTGACATTTGGTTATGGACAATTTCTTTCAAGTCACACATATGCAAATAATATGGATGATTTGTTGTTTAGAGCCCTGCAAGAAGAAGGATTAGTTGCAACAACAGTGACTTACACATCAAGTATAAGCAATGCACAGACCACACAAATAACAACATCAAGAGCAGTAACACATAGTGGCAACGGTGTATACATCGAGCAAGTAGGCGATAACAACGACTTAACTATCGTCCAAGAAGGCGATAATAATCTTGTCGCAGGTGCTGGTAGTACAACAAACAGTTATGTAAATGCAGAGATAGATGGAGATAACAACGTTACTACGCTAAATCAAAATGGTACTAACAATGTAATGTTGTTTGATATTACAGGCAACTATAATACAACAACAGCTGATCAAGGCGGCACTACAAGTGCAGATGATAATAGAGCTGAGTTTTCTATTAACGGTAATTTTAATACAACAAGTATAACACAAAATCATGCTAATGGCATTGGGACTAATGGACACTTTGTTGCAGTTGATTTGGATGGTGACACCAACAACGTTTTATCAAGTCAACTTAATGATGGAGATAAAAAAGCATTTCTAAGCGTACAAGGTGATGACAATGATATAGACTTATATCAACAAGGATCAGGATCACACTATGCAGAAATTGCTGTAGGCAGTGATCAAACAGTTGACATAACACAAGACGGCAGTGGCAATCACAATGCTAGTGTTTCGATGTCAGGTTATACGTCAGGACTTGATCTTACACAAGATAGTTCAACAGGTCAAACTTATTCAATAAATCAAAATTGTGTTAATGCAAATGGTTGTGGTACGACTACCATTACACAAAATTAATAAATACTAGTAAGCAGGAATGGGCACCTGCAGAAAGTAGGGCGTATTGATAGATCCAATCACCGCGATTGCAGGGGCAACCGCAGCGTTCAACACAATAAAGCAAGGCTTTGCAATTGGACGTGACATAGAATCAATGGCTGGCGACCTAGGACGTTGGATGGGCGCCGTTAGTGATATCAAAAAAGCAGAGGAGATGAACAAAAAACCTCCGCTATTCAAAAAACTTTTCCAATCGGGTAGTGTTGAAGAAGAAGCAATGCAAATCTTTATGGCAAAGAAAAAGGCCGAAGATATGCGAGCTGAACTTAAACAAATAATTAGTTTCACAAGAGGTCCTAGTGCCTGGGAAGAATTATTAAAGACAGAAGCAGACATTAGAAAGAAAAGACAAAAAGCAATTTATGATCAAGAAGAAAGACGTAAGGCATTCTTTGAAGCAATAGCAATAGCAATCGGTATTGCCGCAATGTCTGGACTATTGTTTGGTATAATTTACTTTATAGCAACAGCGAAAGGTGTAGTGTAATTGGTTTACAAGTACAGGGAATTTACTTACATACACGATTATGGTAAGGCAAAACTGTACAAAGGAGAACATTTGATATTCAAAGGTAATGCCTGGAGCGGACTTTTAACTTTTATACAAGTAACTGATAATGCACCTGAAGTTAGGAAAATGTTTAAATCACAGCTCGATCAAAGAGAAAAACCTAGGCCTACAGTGTAATGATACATGCTTTTATGTTAATTGTTCTTATTGCAGATGCACAGCAACCTAATCCAATGTATTTTAGGAGTATTGATGTATGTCAATATTACGCTAAACGTATACCTCGACAGTATGGCAACTATGGATCAAAGTATCTAGTGCCTAAAGAACACAGAATTACAGCCTATTGTAAACCTGTAAAGGTTCAAGACGGACCTCATATCTACGATCACTAATAAATACAGTATGACCAAGTATATTACTCATTGGGCTGTAGCCTTTGTTACAGCTTTTATTATGATTGCGTTTCACTATAACGATAGCTCTGTAGTGCAAACAGCCCGGCTCAAGGCATTCGATATACTTCAAAGCACAGATGAGCCCGTATTGTCCCAAGATATTGCAGTCGTTACTATCGACGAGGCAGCCATTGAAAAGTACGGACAATGGCCTTGGAAGCGAGAAGTGTTGGCAGATATAATCTGGAAACTTCGCGAAGCAGGTGTTGGCATCATAGTGATGCCTATAATCATGTCAGAGCCCGATAGACTAGGCGGGGACATGGCTTTAGCCGAAGCACTTGTAGGTAATGGTGTAGTGATAGCACAAACAGGAACTACACAAACCAACCGCAACTCTGTCCCGAGAGGTATTGCGAAGATAGGAGACCCACTGCCATATATGTTTGAATGGCCGGGAATGTTGGGACCTATACCATTGTTAGGAGAGAACGCCGAAGGTGTGGGAGTGTTGAACACTAATCCAGAAATCGACGGAGTTGTACGTAGAGTACCTCTTCTTATGCGTGTCGGGGAAGATACGTATCCTGCTTTAGCAGTGGAAGTTATTCGAGTTGCTACAGGTAAGCCTAGCTACCAAGTAAAGGAAGCAGGTGGCGGAATTGAAGCAGTGAGAGTACCTGGTTATCCGATTATGAAAACAGATCCAAACGGACAAATTTGGTTACGTTGGAACAAAGAGTTTGAAACTATTAGTGTAACTGAAGAAGAACACTTCTTTATGCTGGCAGGGAAAACTGTTATAATTGGTGTAACCGCAGAAGGCATAGGCGGTTTAATCGCTAGTCCGACAGGACCACAAGCAAACTATATACCAGCGGCAGTAACACTACAAACAGTAATAGATGGCGATCAAATTGAACGTCCTTACTGGGCATTCTTGGTGGAGTTGATCACAACAGCAGTCTTGGGCATAGCCCTTGTGCTACTTGGACGATTTGCACCTTACTGGTTAGCTGGAG